TGGAAGTCTGCTGGCCATACTGGACCGCGGTCTTCACCTTCATGTTCGGGAAGCCTTTCTTCAGCAGGTCGGAGACGTAAACCCCGAAGCTGTTGGCGAAGGTCATCGCGACCTCGCTCGAAGGCGACATAGCGAGCGTCATCGCCGCCTTGAGGTCGACGGTGCCGTTGGTCTGAAGGATCAGCTTGTTCACCATCGCGACGATGTCGTTGTAAACCTCGTTCGCGGTCGCCGACGGCGATCCGTTGGTGAACCAGGTCGTCCCGCCCGCCGCCTTGGTCGCCGGCGTGAGCGATGCCGACAGGTACGGGTTGTTCAGGATGCCGTAGTTCTGAAGGCCCTGGATGCCAAACGCGTACGCAAGGTTTGCAAAGCGGTTGAGCAGGTCGGCGGACGACATGCCGAGCTCGCTCACGTAGTTGATCTTGGCCAGACCAGCACGAGCCATCTCGCGCTCGCCGTAAACCTCGAAAGTCTGGAACAGGTACGACTGGAACTGCGGCCAGTTCAGGTTCACGCCAGCTCGGCCGTTGTTGTTGAAGTCGCCGTAGCTCGACACTTCGCCGGTCGACTCGACGACCGGGAACATCCGGGTTTCTTCGAGCCAGTCACCTGCCTTGCGTTCGGTCAGGATCTCCGCGAACTGTGTCGGGGCGAAGACGATGCGGATGACCTCGGGGTCGATCGTCGTCGTCAGGATGGACGGGATCGCCGAGCTCGGATCGGTCGACAAGATCGGCTGCGCGTCCATCGCCAAGCGGAAGTCGCGCTTCCACTCGTCGGGCAAGTACATCGTCACGCCGGGGAGAGCGAGACCCTTCTCTTCGAGCACGAGGCGGTGGGCCGCCCACTGGGCCCGTGATTCTTGAAGGTTCATCGAGGTCTGGCTCCTGGTTGGGGATTTCCCTGAACGTCTGACTTCTTGCCGTCCTTGCCGCGCGCTTTATCCCAAGGGGTGCGAAGAAATTTTCACGACCTCGCCCGGCTGGCCCGCACTCATTGCGATCCACTTGGTCTCTACCGCTACGCTCGCCGTGATCGTCGTGCTGCTGACGACCGTGTTGTTGTTGACGACCATCGTGCCGCCCGTGCCGCCCGTGCCGGTGATGTTGGCGGTGATCGCCGTTCCGGCGACGACGTTGGTGCCGGTCAGGATGTCTCCGACGACGAACGTTCCGGTCGCGGTTCCGATCGTCAGGATGCCATACGTCCCGCTGACCGTGGTCGACGCCGCAGACTGGTCGCCCACGTCGGTCAGGTACGTTCCCACGCCGCCTGCCGTGCCGGTGACTTGCGATACGATCTTGGTCCCGGTCGCGATGCCCGTCCCCGAGATCGTGGCTCCGGGAACGACCGTGCCGGAGCCGACCGCGGTGACCGTCAGGACGTCGTCGGCGAGAGACGCCGTGACGGAGAAGGTGGCCGCTGCGATCGAGCTGCCGGTGGCCGAAGCGCCGCCAGGCACGCTGCCCGCGGCGAGGAACTCAACCTTTCCGGTCGCGAGGAACGCGAAGGCTTTCTGGCCGATCTGAGCTTCCGTCGTCCCGTCGTTCTTCGCCCAGAAGTCGCCACCGGTCATGAGCGTCATCTGGAAGCCGGGCTGGATCGTCACGCCGGAAGCGGCCAGGTAGTTGACGATGAGGCCTTGCTGCTCGCGATGGACGAAGCCGGACACCGGACCATAGCCGGCGTTCTGCACGATCTTGCCCGTGCCGTTCGGATCGTCGGGCGGGAAGACCCACGCGAACTGACCGACGTTGACGCCCAACGGGCCGCCCGCGACCAGGCCGCCTGGCCCCGCGTCGAAGCTCCACCATGGATTGTTGGAGGCGAAGTCACCGGCTATGCCGGGCGTCGGTTGATCGTAAACCTGGGTCTGAAAGCCGCCCGTGCCAGCCATTTCGCGATGCTCCTTCGATCAGTGTCCTGGCCGGTTCGCGGCCCGCTTTGACGTGAGGGATATCAGGTCTCAGACCGAAGTGATGCGGTCCAGGCCCGGGTAAAGCTTGGCGATGGCGTCGATGCTCGCGGCGTCGACGGCGAGGGTCGAGGACCGGTCCGCGTTCGGGCGCGCGCCGGGCTTCGGCTGCAAGCGCATGATCGTCGGGAAGGCCGAAGGGTGCACGTCCTTGACGTCGATGCCCATGCCGGAGAACGCGGCGCGGTAGACGTCGTCGGCGCTGTCGAAGGCGAGATGGAGCTCGCCGACGTAGGGTCGGACTTCCGTCAACGCCGAGCGGACCGCGTTCTGCGTGGCGAGGACTTCCGCGCGCACGCGCTTCGCGGTGGCATCGGAGGCGAGCAGGATGGCCGCGTCCATCGCCGTCTTGGTGACCGTGTCTTTGCCCATTTCGCCGTCCTTGTCCTTTTCCTTGTCCTTCTCGCCGTCCTTGTCTTCGTCCTCCGCCGGCTTCTCGGCGTCGTCCTTTTTCTCGTCTTCCTTGTCGCCTTCGTCGGCGGCGGCGGCCTTCGGCGAGAACATGTCCATCACCTGAGTGATGTCATCCTCGCTCATGCCCTTCTCGCGCAGGAAGGCGGGAACGTCGGCATCCTTGGAGACGAACTCCTTGCCGACCTTCTCCGGGATGCCGAGCGTGCTGTTGCCATGCGCCGCGGCTTCCATGGCGTTGTGTTGTTCCGGGGAGACGCTCTCGTCGGTCCCCTCGTTGATCTCGTGCTCCTCGAGCATGTCGAGGACCTTGCCGACGTCGGACAGCGACGCGTCCTTCGCGAGCTTGCCCTTGGCGGCAGCGGTGATCCGCTCCGCGACGACACCTTTCTTGTCCTTGAAGTTCTTTCCGGTGACGCCTTCGAAGATCTTGGCGATGCCGATCTTGGCGTCGAGGGCGAGGCGCGGCCTGAGATAAGCCGTTAGAGCGTTGACCGTCAGAGCGCGGTCGGAAATCGCTTTGATCCTGCGAGCCGTATCGGCGTTGGCCGTCATCTCGTCGATCTCCTGGTTGCTGTCGCCCACGACTACGTCGGGTCCGGCGCGCCCGTCTTTCACGAGGGCCACGTGGTTTCCGACGATGTCCCTCATAACACCATCGTAACGCGTACCATCAAAAATTCCCGGTGTCATGTCCGGCCGGTAGTGGTACCCGCACGAAAGTTCTTTCTTGGTCTCGGACGCGATGTCCGCGATCGCGTCGGCCGCCCACACGCTGAGACTGTTGCGGAGGTACGGCGAGACGAACTCCGCGTCCGTCCCGGTAGCGCCGACAACGTCCCACGGCTGGTGATCGTCCGCCGACACCGGAACGTGCTTGCGTAGCAATTGAACGCCGTTGAACGTCGGCGCCGCCTTCGCCAGCTCATCAGGATCGCGCAACAGGTAATAGATCTTGTTCGCGTCGAGGCCGAGGTCTTCCCAGCCCGGGATCTCGTGCCCGAGGTACGGGTTGACGGTCGCCTTGCTGATGTTGCTGACGCCGACGCGAAGCCGCCCGTCCTGGTCGACTTCCCGGAGCGACTCCTTGTCGAGGGCGAGCTTGACGGCCGAATCGGTCGCCGAGATCGCGTGCTCCGGCTCGCGCTCTTCCTCGGACAGCCACTTGAGGAAGCCGCTCGCGAGACCGGTCCAGTCTTCCGGCGTCATGTCGGCCGCCGGCCTTTCGCCGTGCAGTCGCTCGGAGATCGTCGCCGCCAGGCCGGGGTGGACGGGTTGCGGGAGTTGCCCGAGAGGCGCCCAGGCGTAGCCGCTGTGCTCGCCGCTCACGTTGGGCGCGAACTTGCTCGTCGCGGGCTGGGCGAACGTGTGGAAGGTGGTGCCGGTCGGCGTGACGCGCCGGTCGATCAGCTTTTTCTTGCCGCCGACGGAAGCGCCGGTTTCCTCGCGCGCTTCGCGCTCCGCTCCGTCTTCGGGCTCTTCGTCTTCCTCGACCTTGCCGCCGGGCAAGTCCCAGTGGCCGCCGTAGTTCTCTTCGGAAGAAGATCGCCTCATCACGAGGACGTCGCCGTCGGGGGCGACGAACAGGATCCCGGCCGCGTGGTCGCCGGCCGCGTCCATGGCCGCGAGCGCGTCAGGCGTCTTCGGGATCCCCAGCATGGGGTAGAGGGATAACACGCGGCTTCGAGGGCGTCGATCCGGATTCATCGTCGTTGTCGGGAAGGCGCCCGAGGCCTCCGCACACTTTGCAGTCGCGCACGGGGTGGCCGGCAAAATGGCGGCCGAAACCTCCGCGTCCCTCGCAGGCGTGGCAGATCATCGTCCCGGGAAGCAATCGATCGTGTCGCCCCCGGCGTTGAGGACGTACGCCCGGGTGGCGATCGTGACGCGTTCCTTGGTGCCGTCCGCTTTCGCCACGTCGGCGTAGGCGACGCCGTTGACCTTGCCGAAGGCGACGGAGACGACTTCCATGAGGCTGAACGCCGGGCCTTCGGCCGCCGGGATCTTGATGATCATGCTGGCTTCCTGCCTGCCTTGCTTCACGAGAACCCGGGAATCACCGCCCGGCTCACGCATCGGCAGTTCGGCTCTTCGCCCGGCAACACCCATTGGCCCTTGTCGCCGATCTTCAGTCCCTTGCCAACCTGGTAACGCGTGCCGCTGGCGGCGACGTGCTTCGGCCGAGGCGTCTTGCCGCCGCTGCTGTGCAGCCAGATCGCTTCTTGGATCCCCAACTCGGCGCGCCTGGCCTCCTGAATGGCGCTCGTGGCCTTGTTGTTCTGATCACGCGCGATGAACGCCGCCCGCTTCTTGGTCACGCCGAACTGGCGTTCGATCTGCTTCGCGACGGTTTCGAGGTCTCGCCCGCGGGTGACGGACCTCATCACGGCTCCTTCGACCTGCGTTAGGTATTCGCGCGGGATAGAGCGGATGAGCGAAACGTTCTCGGCGATCTTCGCGTCGATGATGTCTCTCGCCGTCGCGGTCATCTTGAATTTGACGGTCAACCCGCCCTTTTTCAAGATCGACCGGAGGGCCGCGTCGCTCCGCTTGCCGGCGGAGATCGAGAACCATCGGGCGAGCTCGGGAGCCGCTTCGTCGAACTTGTCGAGCCAGCGGCGGGAGAGTTCGCGCATGGCGTCGCGCAGCTCGTTGGCCGGCGACTTGTCCTGGGCAAGCATGGCGGCGACCGCGGGCTCGTTGGCGCGGTACGTCGCCTTCAGCCAGTACTCGACCGATTTGGCCATCGCTTCGACGAGCAGATGGAGGCGCTTGCGGTAGCACGCTTCGATGCCGGCGTTGGGCCGCACGCCGGGAAGGATCTTCTCGTTCTTGCCGAGCGCGCGCCGGGAGATCCGCGCCATGTCACTCGTCGTCGCCTTCGCCGCCGCCGCCGTACGTCTCGGTGCCCTTCAGGTTGATCTTGCCGTCGGGATTCTCTCCACCCTGGTCGATCGGTTCGGGCAGGTCGCCCACGTCGAGCCCGGCGTAGGGCGAAGCGGCGTCGGCGGCGAGGCGTCCGCGGACTTCTTCGGGCGAGATCGCGTTGCACCCGTTGACCAGGATGTCGTCCGTCTCGGCTTTGAATTTGTCGACTTCGGCTTCTTCCAACTCGGTCAGCGAGAACAGCGGCACGAACTCGAACGTGATCCTGGGGTCGACCTTGCCCCATAGATTGATCATGACGAAGTTGAGGACCGTCGTCAGGTTGCGGCGGAAGAAGCTATGCTGGTAGGCGTGGATCGTATCGTAGAACGCGCGCAGCTCGCCCTCGGTCGATGCATTCATCCCATGCGGAGAGATCCCGAGCAGCTTGACGAGTGGAATACGAGAAACCGACGAATTGTGCACCAGGACGTCGTTGGCGAAGAATTCCGGAAGGCCATCTACCTCGATATTATAGACTGGCTGTAGCGGAACTTTGAGCACGGCGACGCGCCCAACTGACACGCTGCATGCATGCGCTAGAGCAGAATCTCGCGAGAGTTCGGCGTTTTGTTTTAAAACCCTTCCCACAGCACTCGCATTTTTTGTCGTATTCCCTAAACGGGATCCATCCGTTTCTAAGTCTGAATTCTTTGGTTTTGCATCCCTTGGAACAAAAGCGTGCACGTTCATTGGCGGCCAAAAACCGCCGAGAGCATTGAGCGCAGCGATGTTTGTGCTTCCGGTCAAGCACGCGGCCGATGCGACCATCGCGTTCCATGTGCTCTCGCCGGGTAACCATCTCGAAATTTTCGAACTTGTTGTGGGTTCCGTCATCATCCCGATGATGGATCTCGTAGCCATCCGGAATTGGGCCGCGATGCGCCTTCCAAATTGCGCAGTGAAGAAGCCCCCCAGCTTTTTGGTTGCGGTAATAGCCTTCCTTTGTTTTCCACCACCATCGACCGCGCCAAGCGACTGATGGCCCATATTTTCCAGGCTGGGCAGACCGAGTAGGCGATGGGAAGGCGACACATTCCTCGCATTGACAAATTCTTTTGTCGTTTCCGACCATACGGGATGCTCTTCGGTGACGCGTAAGACGGAGCGACCAGCCTGGATCTCGATCAAAGTATCTCGATGTCCAGTTACCCCAACCCATTTGATAGGAGACAGGCCATCCCGCGTCAACACGCGGTCGTCAGTAGTTATTTCTTCAATTTTAATATTCCCCCGATCGGTGCGAATTAGCGTCCCAGCCTGAACGCACATGTGCTCTTGCGCTTGCGCTTGCAGCGCGTCGAGAGATCCGAGCGGAGCCGAGACGTTCGAGAACTCCTCCGACTCCTTGTTGACCATGAACAGGCCGCGGTTGTCGCGCAGCTCATTGAACAGTTGGACGCGGTTGATCAGTTCCATCCCGCCCGCGTTTATCAGCGTTGAGAGGTCGGTCGACAGAACCATGACGCTGAACGCGTGGATGATGTCGCCGACGCTAGTCCGCGTTTGAAGCCAGTAGTTCACGTAGGGCTGTGCGATCTGCGACATCGACAGGCCGCCGAAAGAATAGGCGGGCTTCAGAAGGTCCGGCACCGGGCGGCCGATGAACCTTAGTAGGCGGGAGACGTGGACCTCGCGTCCCATCACGTACCACTGCTGCGGATTGTACCAGTCGGGCCTGAGCGGGTTCTGCGCGTTGTAGGCCATCGGATACGTCCAGACGGCTTCGACCGTTTGGAGGCGCTGGAGAGAACCTTTCTTGACCTTGCTGAGGCTCAGTTCGCCGCGCCCGTCACCGATCGACGTCGCGAGTTCGGGCGTGCCCGGTCCGTCGAGGTTGTCGCCGAAGTCGATGAAGAGATGGCTGCGGCCGAAGAACCCGTCCTGGGCGGCGAGGTCGCAGAAGCGATCGCGCACTTCAAGGCGCTCGAGTTCGTCTTCGAGTTCCTTGATCCGCTTGGTTTCGTCTTCGTCGTCCTTACCCGAACCGTTGATCTTGATCCACTTGCGGGTCGCCTCGGTCGCGATGACCTCGGAGATCGTCCGGTATTCGGGCCGCTGGGCGAGTTCGGCCAGGAACGGGTAGCCGAGGAACGCGAGACCTTCTCCGAGCGCGTTGTTGAGGACCATCCCCGACCATGCGGTCGACGCCCACGTCGTCGAGTCGTCCATCGCCATCCGCTGGTCTCGCGGAGGCGTCGCTCCTGGCGGGTGGAACGGGATCGAGAACGGGTTGAATCCGTCACGCGGCGCTGGCTTGCCGAAGCGCGGGATCGTGTTCCTGGCGTTGCGCAAGACTTCGGGGAAGGAAAGCTTGGGCGCGGCGAAATTGACCGGGCGAGCGGTCGCCATGGTGCGCCGCGGCACGCGCTGCGGTTCCCGGATAGGCATCGGTTTGCGCCCTGATCCCGGTCGCGACCCGCCCCATCCGTTCGCCATCACCGATCCCCCAATCAACTTGAAACAAATCAAGATGACACTTTCGGAATTGAAAGGTCAACGCCTGCGCGGCCCCCGTACCGCGGCGAGGATGCCCGCGGTGATCTTCATGCCCGGCTTGGCGTTGGGGGCGTAGCGGATCATCGCCGCGTCGGCGAGGTTCGGGCTCTTCATGCCGTCGGGCTTCTTGTTGATCAGGATCTTGCCAACCTGGTTGATCGTGAACGTCGGCTGGCTCAGTTCGGCGACGAGCTTGAAGTACATCGGGCACTTCGAGCTTATCGAGATGATCTCGTCCGGTGGGGACGGGACGCCCTCGACGATCCAGCGGTAGACCTTCTGGAACCGGACGCGCAGGTTCCACCATCCCTGCGACTTGCGGTTGGCGAAGAGATCCTTGTTCTTGCGTCCCTTGACGTCTTGCGCCTCGGGCTCGAACACGGCATCGGAGCCGCGGAAGCCCTCGACCAGCAGCGGCGGCTGTCCGTTGGCGGCGCGCATGGCGTTGATCACCCGCGCGTCGCCGCGCACGCCGGCGCCGAGACCGTCCGCGTCGTACCGGAACCCGTCGTGGTCGCGCTCCTCGCAGATGAGGAACGCGCGCTGGACGGTCGAGAAGATGTCGCCGCCCTTGCCGCTCCACTCGTCGACGAACTCGATCTCGATGCCGTAGTTGCAGCAGGCGGCGTTTTTGTCGACGCCCTCGTCGGCGACGTCGAGGCTCATGCCACGGAGGCCGGAAGGCGCGATGCCGAGCTTCTTGGTCGCATCGATCGATGCGCGGACCCACGCGCCGGGGATCACGATGCCCTCGACCGACGCCGAGTAGTCCCGGTCGATCTCCTGGGCGACCGTGACCGGGTCGAGCTCCGAGCATTGCTTTGCGTACCACGCGTCGTCCTTGCGCGGGTCGTCCCGCCAGTCGCAGACGAAGACGTCGACCTTCCCCTCGTGCCGCTTTTTGGCAAAAGCGTTGTTCATGCCGTTGACCGACGAAACGTCGATTCGGCAGTTGGTCGTTTGCGAGAGGGACCGTTCGACCAGGTCCGCGCGCTCGAGATAGGCGCTCTCGTCGATGAAGTAGATCGAGGTTCGGTCGCCGCGCCCGATCTGGTCGCCGCCTTCCCCCGTGATGATGGACCCGGTTTCGGGGAAGTTGATCCGCATGTATGGCGCATCGCGCCAGCTCACCCACCCGCCTCGGAACTCTACGGGCAGGTTTTCCATGAACATTCGGCATTTTGGCAAAATCGGTTTCATCGTCCCGATCTTGTCCACGTAGTCGACGAGGCGGGAACCGAAGCCGATCGCGATCCCTTCCCGGAACAGGCACGTCGTGCATGCGAACGCCGCTGCGAGCCAAGTCAGGCCGAAGTCGCGGGACTTCTCCGTCAAGCCTGGTTTTTGGGCAATCCAATGCGCCATCACCCAGTCGATCCATTCGTGCTGACGGTCGAACAGGACGAACGGGATCAGCGACGGGAGACCGCGTTCTGGCAAACGGGGATCCCAGGTCACGCCCCAGTCGGAGATGAAGGTCGCTGGGTTGGCGCCGTAATAGGCTTTCAGCGCGGGGAGGGCATCGGGTTCGGCGCGCAACCGCTTGAGGGCTTCGAGGCGAGCGGTGAAGACGGCCGCGTAATCGGGGTTGCGGTAGTCCATCTCACTCGCGGCCGGTCGCCTCTCCGACTTGGTCGGCGAGCATCGCCATGTCTTTCCGCCAGGCAGAGATCCTGTTTTCCTTCTCGGCGTGGCCGTTCAACCGCTGAAGAACGTAGACGACCCCGTCGTAGGTCAACCAGGCGTAGGCCTGGGAGCGCGTGGCGAGACCTTTGTCGCGCAGCTCGTCGCGAGCAGTCTTGTCGATGATGTTCCCGTCCCACGTCGGTCCCTGCAAGAAAAGCTGGACCGCGACGGCTTTTGCCAATTCCGTTAATTGTAGATCGTCTGCCACGTTTGTATCCCTTCCTGCCTCTTAACCCTTAGATCCTGCAATGATCCGCTGATAGACGCGCGCCACGGCCATGGCGTTGCCGAAGGGCACGACGTTGCCCGTCTCGTCGATGACCTCTCCTTGCCCTTCTCCCGGTCGCGGCGAGGGCATCGGAACGCCCCCTTCTAGGCCGCTCCCCGGCGTCGTGACCATGACGGCCCGGAACGTCGGGCTCTGGTACGGGGCGAGCTTGCCAGCGCAATCGACGCTCAGGCGGGCCCATCTCTCGAACTCCTTGGAGTTGCCTAGCATGCCGCCGAGGCCGTCGGGCCGCGGTTGGTGAACGGCGGCCTGGCCGGCGAAGACGAGCATGAACCGTTCGAGGATGTCCTTCGCGAGCGGCGTGTTGGTCGCCTTCGCGTTCGCGACGACTTCCGCGGCGCGCTCGACCGAGGTCTTGTTGTGGACGCCCTTCTTGCGTCCCCCGCGCCTTTCCCCTGGTCTCGCTCCGCTAGGCATCTGGCGACATTTTACTATTTTCCGTATTCAGTAAAGTAGCGATTTTGCCAAAACCTCTAGCGCGAAGATTGCCCACAAGTGCGCGATTTCAATTCGGAATAGGCATCGATGACCATTCGGTAATGGTCAAGGTGTCTCCGCATCCAGGCGGCATCGAGAGGTGTGCCGTAGCCGCGCTCGCGCATCACGGACTCAACTTGCCGCAACCGCTCAACATCCTCGCGGCGGCGCTGTTCTGCGGGCTTTATATAGGTTGGCATCGCGTTGTTCGCTTACAACTGCACGCCGTTCGGAACGTGCCATGGCCAGCCCCACGTCTGCATTCCCTTCGCCGGGACATGCGGTTCGATCGGCCTTACGTCAGTCAGCCACCACGCCCACCGTCCTAGCGCATAGTTTCCGAACGGATCAGAAATGACCTGCTCAGCCGGTAACGCTTCCATGAGTAGTGCCGTGCAGACCACCACACCGAGCGGAAGAGTATGAAACCAATGGCAGCTACCGAAGGCGTCGCACATGGCCTCGTGCGTCTCGTCGTCGACGTCGCTCTTGCGCTGCTTCCGCATAGCCGCGTGGATCGCAATCCGCTGACCAATGAGTCGCTTGGGCGGCGGCTTGGTGCGTGTCTCATAGGACTTGGCACCGATCTCGATTAGACAAGCCCATGGTTGCCATAGGGTGATAGCAGGGATGATAGTCCCGCTCATTTGGTCTCTCCCGCTAACTGCTCATTTGCGAGGGCTAGACGAGCTATCCCCGCCTCTCGTGTCTCGGTTGTTATTCCGCCGCCCGTGTCAACCCATCGACCTTTCGCGATCTCGGTGAGCGCTGCCCGCAATCGTTCTTTGGCCTGCCCCTCAAGCTCGACCAGCAGATCCTCGATTGTGTCGCCGTGGCCTGTCGCATAGCCCCTGGCGTCCATCCACATGACGATCGCCTCTCGGCCGTTGGCCTGTAGGCGTTCAATCTCCTGCTGCTGCGCCGTGGTGATGGCTACGTGCCGCTCGATGTCGATCTTGAGCGACGCCACTTCCTTCGCCCTCTCGTCGGCGCGGTTCATCCAGCGGCGCTTTTCGGCGCGCAGCGCTTCAACTTCACGATCTTTAATGGCGTGGTGAGTCATTGGTATATCCTGGCAGTGTCTCAGGTGCTAATCGATGACATGGACTTTTGAGCATCTCGTCTTTTCGACATCGCGATGCTCCGCATAGTCACTGAATATTGGCATGCCGATCTTCAGCTTGCCGGCTTGCGAGCACAGCTCGTCCGTTGCGCAAAAATCGTCCGGCTTCCACGCGCAGTTCATCTGCATGATCTCGCCGTCTAGCGGGCTGGTCAGCCGCACACACCCCCAGATAAATAATTGGAATACGGTCATTTGCTGTTTTCTCGCGGTGTCAGGTCAAAAGCGCGTCCTGGTCGGTGGCGGGAGAGCGCGCGTTCCCCGCCTGTCGGGACCGGCCGACCGAGCTTGCTAGGCCTGAGGCGTCGCCGAGCCTTAGCGTCGCTATCGAGCTACGGCCGCCCGAGAGCGGCCAAGCATTCGCTAGCGAGGTACCGGTACATCTCCGCATGAGTGACATTCGCGATGTGGAAGATTGCCTGACTAACGTTCATATCCCGCGGGACCTCGATGGAAACGTGCGTTCCGCCGCATTTCTCCGGACCGCCGGCTGTCTGGACGAAGGCGCGGAGGATCACGCGATCGGGATAAGACGGCTTCTCGTCGGTACCCTTCGCCTGCGCGATCATGCTTTCGACGGCGGCGACCAGGATTGGCCAATCGTCCGCCCGCAAGGCGCTTATCCCTTGACCGGTCAAGCGGTCGGCGAGTTCTTCGGCGCATTCGATCACAAACCCGACTATTTGGTCAGCCATCTCAATC